CCATTTCACTATGAAGTTGCGGATGCAATAGACAATAAAGATTGTAAGCAGCTGGCTGTTATACTTCCAAGGGGTCATGGTAAGACTGTTCTTACTAAAGCAAGTATATTAAAAGATTTTCTGTTTTGTCCTAGTGATGATGTGCATTTCTATGCGTGGGTGTCTGCTACTCAGAAATTAAGTGTAGGAAATATGGATTATATAAAATATCATCTTGAATTTAATGATAAAATAAAGTATTATTTTGGGCAGACTAAAGGTATGAAATGGACAGAAGAAGATATAGAATTGAAAAATGGATGTAAGCTCATTAGCAAAAGTAACGTTGCTGGTATTAGGGGAGGAGCTAAACTCCATAAAAGGTACGACCTCATCTGCCTTGATGACTTTGAGCATGAAGCTAACACAATTACGCAGGATGCGAGGGCTAAGAATGCGAATCTTGTCACTGCTGTTGTCTATCCCGCTCTTGAGCCTCATACTGGTAGGTTGCGTATTAATGGTACTCCTGTCCACTATGACGCTTTTATCACTAGGCTTCTTAACTCTTATAAAAAAGCCAGTAAATCTGGCACTGAGAAAGATTTTGCATGGAAAGTTATAACGTATAAGGCTATTGATGAGGATGGTAATCCATTATGGTCTTCGTTCTTTACAAAGGATAAGATAGAGGAAAAGAAAAAGTTTTATAGGGATTCTGGTCAAGCATCCAAGTTCTATCAAGAATATATGATGGAAGTGCAAAGTGCTGAGGATTCTGTGTGGACTCATAGCGATGTAAAATATTGGGATGGATATTATGAGCACGATGAGGGGTTTAATTATTTAAAAATTGATGGTGAGAGAGTTCCTGTTAATACATTCATTGGTTGCGACCCTGCTACTGATATTGATACTAAAGAATCAGACTTTTCTGTTATTGTTGTTATTGCTGTAGATGTGAATAACAATCTTTATGTTTTAGAGTATGAGCGTCACAGGGCTATTCCTACTATTGGTTCAAAAGATGCTAAAGGGAACTTTATAAGGAAAAAAGGCGTAGTAGATTATATTATTGAGCTTTATGAAAAATATAATTGTATCTCAGCAACAGTTGAGGATGTAGCAATGAATAGGAGTATATTCCAAGCATTGAATGACGAAAGAAGAAGATTAAATAAGTTTAGTATATCAGTTATACCACAAAAACCTGGAGGTACTCAGAAGCTAAATCGTATATATAGTGGGCTTTCGGGACGTTTTAGTACTGGATGTGTATATTTAAAGGAAAATATGTTTGACTTAATCACAGAAATTGTTACATTCAGTCCAAGAATGGCGCATGACGATACCATAGAGAGCTTGTATTATGCCAATTTGCACGCATTCCCTGCTAATTTAAGTAAGGATGGGGATGGAACTTGGAAAGCTGCTGTTCGTAAAGCTAAAAACTGGGTTGTAGCATGAACAATAATAATTCTGGTTTACCAGTAGAAAGAGCTGGGGAGACTTCATTACAGACTAAAGCGCAATTAGGACTTCCTTACAAAAATGGAGCTGGTGGTGTAAAGAGTATATGGCAGGATTTTACTCCGCCAATAAAGCTGAATCAGAAGAATCCACTTGTATTCAAAACAAAATTTGATTCATTTGATAATAGATTAAATGAAATTGCTAAAAGAGAATATGATAAAACATTAGATAAATTACTAGGTCAAAGAATGATAACTCCATTAAGAGGGAAATATGCTTGATAAATTTGAAAAAAGTTATTGTTCAAAAGTTAAACCTAATAAAATTCCGTTTTTTATTGTGGATTTTAAGACGTATAGATGAT